GCCCAGTACCGTGTCTGTTGTTGCTGTGTCTGACGTTGCAAAGGCAAACACCTTGGCTCCTGCAAATGACGAGTTGGGATATGTTGTTGCATCATCAAAACTTATATGCTTGTTGTCCCACATGCCGAACAACGGTTGTTGATTGACCCCTGTCTTCTGCTGTGCATCTTTCCATGTGGTCGTTGCACTGTCGTAATAGAAAGTCTTGCCCTGGTTCACTGTCCCAAATTCTACGAATATGCTGTCTTTGTCAGTTGGCACTCCGTCTGCTTCCTCGGTCAGTGAGATGACCTGTGTGCTGTCACCTGCTGTCGCAAAGCTGACTTTGTAAATCTTGTTCTTTACTATGGGATCCGTGTCTGCCGCGAATATCACCCTCATTCCTTCTGTAAGTGCAATGCCGTCAACTATATAACCTGTCTGTAGTACCACGTCACTGAAGGCATCTGTTGTCACCGTGTCATACAGTGTGACAGATGTTTTTGCCACTGTTCCGTGATTGTACAAAGCAAGTCCAGAATCAAATTCTATTATGGGTCTCTTGGCCCTGGAATCCTCATTGAGTGTTGGTGTATAGCCGTTGATCCTGGCCGTCTCGTCTATGATGGATCTGTGGAACCATCTGTTGTACCTAGACCATGCATTCTGATCCCGTGAATCTCTTTTGAGTGTTATGTAATCTTTTGTGTCTGGCCTGTAGTATGCTTTTGCATAAGGTCTCGAGTCATACCCGACAGAATCATAAACTATCGTACTTTCTGTGGCATAACTGGCTGGTGTTATTAAATCGTCCACATCAGTCAATGTTATAGCATCGCCGACACCTTCCACGTAGTATTCTTTGTCTTTATAGTTTGTCGCAACCAAACTGTTAGTAAATTTAACTTTCATTCCGTTCGATAAATTCAATGTTCTTAGGCTGTAATTTTTTGCTCCCACTATATCGTTGGTCGGGTTAATTGACGTTGTTGCTGTTATCGTTCTAATTTGTAATATCCCGTACATCGCATTGTGATTGCCACACTGGTAATATAAAGTGTCTGGAGTTGATACGGCATCCACATATGTGGGTACTGTAAATGTCACTGTTCCATAGTCAGCACCGTTGTTAGTGACTCCTGTTGAATATAACGTTGATGTTGATCCATCTTCCGCCACCATGCTCTTGTACGGTTCTGTCATGATCCAGAAAGGATGTCCTGTTGCGTTGACTTTAAATTTGTATGTGTTTCCCCTGTAAAGTTTTACTATGGGATTATTTTCTCCTGGCCTGTTACTAAAATTATATGCACCCTTGGCAAGATTGACCACGTCGTATTCTGCCACTGCTGATGGACCTGCTGAGTCTATTTCAATAGATGTCGGACCTTCCGGTATCCAAAAGTATTCTCTGTAATTGACTAACTTGTCGTAGTCGATCGCTGGATTCCACGAGTAAACAGTTTCCTTGTTGAGTCTGTCATGGTTGTCAACCTTTCCTCCAAAGTACTTGATCTGGTTTATGTAGTCATCATAGGTTCCTGTGAATTTAATCTGATCTTCTGGGTTTACGGAAGTGGTATCTCTGTCTGTGTATGTGACAGCAGGTTCCAACTGGTATGCCATCCTATCTCTACTGGTAGCTGTAAGGTATCGATCAGTTGATTGTCTAGTGTAAGCATCCTTCCTACCAATGTAACCGTCCAGTCTCTCTAGTGAACCTTTCTGTACCAAAGGATCCAGTGTGCTTGACAAGAATCTCTGGTTTGTGTCTGTCCTGTAGAATGCTGGTAGATGCTGTACAGTTCTCCTGTACTCGTTGTTGCCTTGTTTAACAACTTCGTTATTAGTTAATGAGTTTGTTGTATTGTCAGCCATTAGTATCCTGATCCACTACTGCCGGTACTTGATCCCGAACCTGTTGTAGTAGAGCCTGACACTGCTGATCCTGTTGTCGTATTTGTCGTGGCAGTTGCTGTTGCTGTAATCACACTGCCGGATGCCGCTAACTGATTGGCTCCCAATGCACTTATGATTGTAACATCATCAACGGTGGCCCCACTGATAAAAATTTCGTCCGATGCTGAATTGATTTGGAACAGAGACCCAAATACTTGTCCTGACTGGTTTGGCACAATCACTGCTGTCAGTAGATCTGGAGCAAGTTGATTGTGTACGTAAGCCGCTAGTTCTGTAAAATAAAAAGTATCACCAAAATCCCAGTTGTCCAATGCAAAGAATTCATTTACGGCGGCAATCACCCTTGTCTTGATCACTGCGTCTGTAACATTAGTTTTTGTATTCTTTACTACTTTGAAAGTTGCCTGCAGTTGTTCGTCTGCGTTCGTACCAAATAAAATTTTGTATTTCACAGGATGATATATGATCTGATCTGAAAGTGATTTAAGGGGATTTAGAATACCTGAATAATTTATCCTCAGTTGGTCCGATGTGGAAGTCAGTGGTTTTACCCCGCCATCCTGTGACCATATCCTGAATAAGTTATCGTATGTCCTCTCCAACATATATATGTCAACTATGTTTGACACGCTGGGATCGATCCTGGTCTCCTGTCCTGCATTGTGTTTGTATTGGAAACTAACGGAACTCCTGCCTCTCCTCGCTATGTAATCTGTGCTTGTTGTCAGTGTGTTTGTGGTTGAACTGTAGGATTTTATTACATCCTCATCAGCATTATAGAAATAGAACAACTGTCCATTAGTGTATGTTGATGAATTTAAAGTAATTGACGTTTCTTTCTCTACTACTACAAAGTTTGTTGCGGCGTACGGTCTGTATCTCTCCACAGTATCATAAGATAGGTACTTCTCAAAGAAGACGAATTTTGTAGTTTCTGATAATGTTGGTTCGACCACTATGTCAAAAAGTTCTGGATTGTCTACCACCCCGTCATCGTCATCATCATAGAAGCCGACCTTAATTTTCCTGTTGTCCTGGAATCCATCTGCCTCCGTCACCGTGTCCACTACCTGCCATGTGATAGGGTATCCTATGCTGTTGCCTGTTGAAACAATAGAGTTTGTCTTTAGTATTTTCACAGTATCCTTGACACTTTTCCCTGTCTTGTAGTCGTAAATTTTTTCCTCGATATCATAATGGAATTTATTCTGTGATTCTGATTCAAATATGTAATCAAGTTTCCTGTACTGTACCGTGTATGTGTTCCCGTCATTAGTGAACTTGAACCACCAGCTGGCGTCCAGGTTTGTTCCTGCTGTGCTACCGGTGTTGTTGAGAGTGAACACTGAACTTGTGCTCAGGTTAGTGCTTGTGATCACTGTCCATAGTTCTGTGTTTACATCGTATCTCAGACCAAATTCCTCGTATGCTTCGATCCTGTCAATGATGTTTGCTTCCAGTGTTGTCGATAATGCTGTTGTGAATGCAGGTATCACTGCACTAAGAACTGCTCCGTCTGGTACTATGTTGTTGAGTGTGATCGGTCCTACTCCTGACTCTAGGTTTCCTACTCCATTGTTGGCACCATCTCCTGCCACTACTCCAATCTTGACCCATAGCCTGTCCTCAGCATTTTCCGTTGTCGACGTGACCAATTTCCCGTTAAGGAATTTCCTCGTGTCCGGTGATGTGAATTTTATCAGTGCACCTATTTTAGCATATTTCAGATTCGAGGTCGCAAAGTCGCCTATGCTCAGTGGTCCTCCCGATGTGAAGTAACCTGTGTTGGTGTTTGTCCCTGTTGTAGTTGAGTTCCACGTGGCAGTCAGTGTGCTTAGATCCTGTGTGCTGTATTTCAAGTAGTAGAACTGTCTAGCAGACGCTTCTTTTAATTTTGATTCAACAGACGTGTCTATCGTTGACTGTATGTTGCTCCTGTTGTTGAAGTTGAAAGTGAACTGCTGTGTACTCTCTTCTCTGTACAGAATTCCGTCCTCTGCGAACACACTCACGTTTGAATACGCTCCTGTCGGATCTAGTATTTCTTTTGCTCTCGATATACCAGATGCTGTTCTGTTTACTGATCTAACCTTTACTATTTCCTGCGATGCCGACAAAGGGACAACCTGGTAGTCTTCCGCAGTTATCATCCTGTTCTGGGAGTAGTACACCTGTGGTGCCTTCTCCTTGATCGAAGCGTTTGATTCTGTTGCCGCGGAGTTGTAGACGCTGGCTTTGAGACTCATCGTTATGTTCAGTGACTGCTGTGCACCGTTGGCATCTGTGTATGGCACTGTCAAAGACACTCCCTGCATGTCTGCTGGCTGTATCGCATACTTGGCGTTGTCACTGGTCCTGTGGTATGTCCTGAACGAGCCCAATGGTAGATTTGAAAAATTGCCATCCCCGAACACAAGGTCAACGGAATCATTCGCTTTCGTCACAACATTGTAGGTGTTCCTTTCCTCTTTTGCAAGTGAATTGTAGATTGCGTTGTTACCTGACAGTGAAGGTACCTCTGTCCATTGTTCTGATTGCTGTCCAAACTGGTCCAACTTGTACAACCAAACATCAGTGTTGTTGATGTTCGAAACGTTTAAGCTCTTGATGTAATTTGTTATAGCTGTGTCCACGGAAAAATTTTGCTGTTGCATCTGACCTTGTTTGAAGAGGAAGAAGAAGCCTGTGTTGTTCGAGCTGTCTCCCGAACCATCTGATCTGTACATGTAGGTCAATCCTGTTCCCGGTACCGGTGGTGACTCGTATATTGACTCCGACTTGTTTATCGTGCTTGGCACTATCTCGAATGCTCTGCCGGTTCCGCCTATTGTCTTGTTGAAGGTGAATATGGGTAGGTCCAGCTGGTTGGAGCTCAATGTATAAACTTCTGTGTCGATGCCTCCTACTGCTGTTGCTTCTCTAGGTTTGCCAAATAGCTGTCCCGTCTGGTTTGCCGCATTTAAAATCGATATGAACTGTTCTCTGTAATTTGAGTTTGATGAATCATTCCATATAACTGTGCTGTTTGCGAGATTGGATCCCGACGAATCCGTAACATCCTGCGTCGTGGAAACTGAATCTACTTTTAGTAGGCCTGTCGCTGGTTGATTCCTCTTGGCATTGTAGTTGATCAGCCTTGCTAATCTCAACACCGAATTTCTTCTCTCTGCTGTTTCTAGGAAATTTTCTCTTGCGTTTAAATCCACTCTGAATGAAAGTGCTTGAGCCACATAAGCAATCAAGTCGATCAGTGCAACATATTCAGAACTCTCTACGAAATCGTTGAAATCATCTGGATAGTTCTCACGAAGATACGCCACCATGGTCCTTCTAAGTGTCTCAAAGTCGTAGCTCTTGAAATCTGCCTGCTGGAATGATTGGTAGATTTTTCTCCAATCTTCGGCAACTAGTAATCGGTTCTGTCTATCTGTTGTGGCCATAGTTTTATCAACTTGTTAACAACGATATTTATGTGTTAGGAAATGTGCGTACTTTAAGATAGGCGCAACAGTGAGTTCTCATCAAAGTTGAATCTCAGTTTCTCTGTGATATCCAAGGGAACATATGTAATAGTTGCCTGTATGGCTATGCCCTTGTCTGCTTCTGATACCAATATCTCCTCTGTGGCTATACGTGGATCTGCGTTGAGAATTGCTGTAACATCGTCAATAATGGCGTCCTTTAGTGCTTCAGTGAACGGTTCGAACAGTGCGTCGTATATTATAGTGCCGAACTCTGGGTTCTCCACCCTCTCGCCCTTTCTTATGCTCAGTCTGTTTATGAGATCCTGTTTGGCACATTCAAAGTCGTACAGTTTGAAGTTCTGTTTGTCCGCCCTGGAACTGAAACCCTTGAAAGTCACTGTCTTGTTACTCAGATTTGATCCACCGCCGCTACCGCTACCGCTACCGTATGCCATTAGTTCAATCTCCTAAATTCAACATCCACCTTGCTGTAATCCACCATGTAGAATCCTGTGTCTGTCATTTGTCTAGCCCATGGAACTTCCTGGGCCATCACGCCCTCGTATGTTCCTGCTGACTGTTTGTATTTAAACGAATATATGTTGATGCCTGTGGGTGACTTGCCAACTAATCGTATGTCTTCCTTGAGTCTGACATCGCTGAATCTTGTTGTGAAGAATGTGCCCACGGCCGTAACCGCTGAAGAAATAGTGCCACTGCCAAGTTTTATGCCACCAATCGACGTCACCAAGCTGGTGAATCCCGATGGTTGGAAGCTGGGACCGAAGCCGCTTGATTTGAAGAAACTTGCCGACGAGCCGGCTAGGGATTTTTTTAAGAAACCTGTTGCCGTGGACTTCAAGGTCGAAATACCAATCTGTGTAGCAACGTTTGTGATGTTGCCTGCCATCACATTCTTGTACACGTTCGTTACCGTGCTCACGTTACCTGCTATCGATCCCATGTTTCCTATGTTTAAATTTCCTGTGATGCCCTGTACATTTTTCAGCACGTTGTTTAGAGATGTGCCATATACATTTCCAGCTGTCCCAAATTCATCTACAATGTTTCCACTAGATCCACCTCCCAGTGAGAACAATTTTCCGGATGCATTAGTGAACACGTTGTCCTTGAACAACTGCACTGCACCGTTTCCGGATATGCTTTCTATCACCTGGTTGGTCAGCTGTTTCGTTACATTTTTCTTGACATCCGCCACACTGTCGCTGAGGTCGAAGTTCTTTAACTTGTTGGATATGCTTTCTATCTCTTTGAACTTGCCCTTTGACTGGTTTATCACGTTGAATGTCTTGTCATAGTTGTTTCCAAATTCTGTCACAAACTCTCGTGCCTTGATAGAACTTGTTGAATTGCCCATTTTCTCTTTGAGATATCTCTCCGAGTCTGCCTGGAACTGACCAAGCCTGATGCTCTCTATGGCCGATATCCTGTTTTTCTGTTCCATGTACTCCACCGTGCCTGGTGTGTTGGAAAGCCTGTACCACTGCTTGGTGTCCAGACGATCGCCTAGTGGATCCGAGCTTGGCAGGTGTCCTTCCGAAGTGAATCCCTTGAATCTTGGCATGGGTTCGTGTGTGACGAATCTGTGTACTGTGGTCTTTGTTTTCTTTGTGAAAGATTGTAGTGGTTCAATGCCCTTCTTGGCCAGTTCCACGTCTCCCTCTTCCCTGGGTGTGATTCCAACCTTATCAGTGGTCAGCCAATCTGGTCCCCATTGTGGACTCGCACCTGTTGAGTTCATGTGTACCTGCGATCCCGCCAGGTGTACTGCTCCACCGGCTCCGTGCAGTTGTACGCCAGGTGTGAATGATGTCAATCCGTCCCTTGCGAAATCCCTTATGGATCCTGCCTGTGAGCTGTTGAATATCCCCTTGTCTCCGATGTTGAACATGGCCGAGGCCGACTGTATCATGTCTGTCTCCGCACTCATCCTTATGGATCCTGCGGCGTGCATGTTGATGTTGGCATCACTGTGTAGGTTGAAGTCACCTTGTGTCCTGATGTTTATCCCTCCCACTCCCGAGTAAAGATCTATCTTGCCGTCCCGGTTCATCTCTATCCATGCGTTACCTGAACCATTGGCTATGTAAACTATGCCGTCTGTGTCATGCATCAGCAATTGGTGTCCAGAGGCCGTCCTCAATCTCGTCAGTTGGTTGGTACCGTCAGCGGCTCCGTCATCCATGGTGAACGTGTGTCCCGGTGTCCTCACGACATAGTCAGTCGCTCCCGAATCCTTTGCACCCACCTGTTGTTTAGTTGTTCCGGTGTCTTTACGGCCCGGTGTGCTGATACCAAAAACTTGGCTGGGTGATTCCCTACGTGCTGAACTTGAGGTGTTACCCCTTATGTCATCTGCACCCAATCCCTGTTTGACCAGTACATCAGCGAATGGGTGTATGGGTTTTGGAATTGCATCATAGTTGTTGTTCGGTAAGGCATTCACAGATGTCCTGTTCATTTCTCCTGCAGGAACATTTGTTGATCCATACGTTGATATTTTGTCTTTCTGATATCCTGCATCTGCACCTTCAAATGTTCCATCCAGGCTGTCGTATGTGTTGGTGCTGGACGCTATGCCCGGTGTCATATGATTGGTGTAGGGATCCTGTACGCAACCTATCCAGAAGGCCTGGTTCATTTTTCCCTCTGCGAATATAACCAATACACTGGTCTCTAGATCAGGTGGTACTGCCCAGAATCCGTATGAGTGTTGTGTGTGTTCATATTCCGTTGATCCCGGAATGCTGTGTCTCGTTCCCTTGGCTCCATAGAAAGGAGAAAGGTAGTCACATGTGATCAGCTGTCGTTCCGTTCCGTTGCCGGTCTGTGCCAGTGCTGGTATCAGCACCCTCAGCCTACCCATCCTGGTAGGATCCACGTTGCCCTTGACTATGCCTATGTATGGTCCTGGGGATTCCCGTGACCAACTCTGGTCCTTGCCCGGGGCCTTGGCGTTTGATGCATCACCTTTTAAATAGTTGTGTAGACTCATTATCCTAAAAATCCTTTTATTTTACTCTTTGCGCCTGCGTAGAGAGTTTGTATCTTTCTACCAATATTAATTACGTCTGAGACTGCGCCACCCTCAGTTTCTAGGAATGCCTGGTACTGTTTGTTGCTCAGTATCGTGCTTTCCCCTTTGTAGTCGGTGGATTTGTACTCCGCCGCTGGACTAGATATGTACACTCCCTGATTATTGAACCTGACCAGGTGCAGTACGTTGGTGTATTTCCCACTGTCGAAGCTGTGTTCCACCTGTATCACCCTGTACAGTCCAGAGAACATGGCCTGCTGGTTTGATCCCATCTCGTATATTCCACGCTTGTCGTCCACGTCAGTCGGCATCTTGAAATTCAGCATCACGATCGGTTCCGCCAGGTCTGCGTTGTAGCACCTACGTTTCGAATCCCATATGGCCTCCAGATTGTTCCTCCAGTACCCTATGTCCTTGTCACGGCTGATCCCAGATCCCACTTTCTCAGGATTTGCCGGTATGAACTGTGACTGTCCCAACCATGCCGGGTCTCCCAGTATCTCCATCCTGATGTTCACCATGTCCGCCAATGGGTGCGTCAGTTCGTCTATGAACTGGTCCACCAGTGTGAAAGATTTTCCCGTTTTCCCCGTGCCACTTGACTTGGTGATTGTCACCTCACTCTTCAGGACAAGGCCGTCGTCGTAGACCGGTTTGGGATTTGATACCCCTCCTGTTCGTTCTGATGTTGTTTTTTCTACCTTGTTCTGTCTACCATCCGATGCATCCACGTCCTTGAGTTTGCTCTGGAAGTACGCATACTTGTAGTTTATGTTGAGATCCAACACATCCACGTTGTCGCCCGTGAACATGTAGTTGTAGGTCTTGTACACGAAACTCTTGAAATTATCGCCTGTGCTGACACCTGGTATGGCCAGTGAATAGGCATGCACCCGGTAGGGCTCTATCACGAACTTGATCAGCTTGGCATTGGTCTGCCTCTTGTTGTCGAACCGCGCCAGCGGTATCAGGCTGGACCTGATCCTGAAGTAGTCGAAGTACATGTTGGGCCGACTCTTGGCGGTCTCATACACACCTTCAGCGCCTGCTCTATCCTGTGCCGCTACAAACTGATCTGCCACCTTGGTCTTCCATTCCTCAAACTTGTCTTCGGAGAACATGGGGTGTGATTTCATAGTCTCTTCCAGTATCTTCGTTATGGAATTCCCTGTGTTGATCTTCATGAAGTCCACTGGTACATCTCCCGTGTCCACTGCCTGTGATGACATGGCCGCGGATTCCAAACTTGTCCTATCAAGCTGTGTAGTGTCAGGCTTGAAGAATTTGTCAATGTATATTTCGTACTGGTCTGGTATCTCTATTTTTCCTATATCGTCCTTGTTCTGTTGGTTCAATAGATTCTGTAGTTCCACCGCTACTGTGTTCAGTGTCGTGCCGTACAATGATCCTGATGTCTTGATCCAGTTGTATCTGTCCACGTATGCGAATTCGTTGTAGGGTATTGCCTTGACCGTGTACACAGACCCTCCCGTGTTGACATCTATCTCCACCTGTGTCAGCTTTATGGGTATCACCCTCTTCATGCTTTTCTTTTGCTCCGCCGATAACACCTCCCCTAGTTTGTCAAATCCTGTGAACTCCACCGTCAGCAGGTATGGTGCGTCAATGTGGTCAAGATAGTTGTTGTTGGCCGCCGCCGCCCTCAGTCTCTCGAACAGGGTTATGCCTGCCGGTTCTATGA